CAGTTAAATCTGCAAAGGCTGTGAAACTTGATAAGTCTGAAGTATCTAATCCTTGACTGCCATAAACACTTGCACTTTGGGGATTACCATTTGCATCGTTATTAGCATCATCAGTAGCTTTTAATCTCCAATGAACATTGTAAACAACATCGCTTTGACTGTTGTGTGTTGGATAAGTATTTACAGTTGATACATCCCATTCGTAACTTATTGCCATTCAATTATCCTCTTTTAAATTAACCACAATATAAAACACAAGATACTAATTTAACACCAGCATTTGAATTTCCTACTGTTACCTTACCTATTGTTTTACTTCTAATGATGTCATCGTCTTGAACTTTAGCAGTTCCATCACCATTAGATTCTAATAAATCTCCACCATTACAAGCACCTGTTACTAATACAGAACCGATACCTACAGAAGCTACTACAGCGTGTTCAGGAGATGTTTTACCTGTGTCATTTGTTTCTTCTGCTTTATATTCTTGCAACACACCATAAACCCTTGTGTCACCCTCTGTATCAGATACTTTTACTTTAGCGTGGTCTGGTTTATGTTCTTCATCAATGGTTGATAAAATTGTTCCTACCTGTGTGCTTGAAGAAATTCCTGTTCCAGATGAATCGTGTGTTCCTGTAAAACCACCATAAGTAACAGTAGAACCGCTAACTGAAATTTTTCCTTCAAAATTATTACCTTGATAAAACTGTATTAAATCACCATCAGAACTTCGCCTATGCACATACATGACAGAGTTACCTGAACCAGTTCTTTCTACATACATGTATCCACTTTGACCAACAACCAGCCCATCATTGTTAAAAGCTGTTGATGTTCTTGCTACTAAAAAATTTCCTGCACTATCGAATCTTGCTCTTTCGGTATCAGCAGTTTGAAACTCTATACTTTGCTCTGTAGCATCAAAGATTTGTTTTTCGTCACCATTACCAATTTCTAAAGACCCTGATGTGATATGTGCTATTTCTGTTACTAATAATTTTCCATCTGACCTTAATCTCATTCTTTCTGTTGCTGAACCATTAGCAGCAACAGCAAAAGATAAATATGAATCTCTAGTTGAATCTATTTGCCAAACATCTTCTTTACCCATGCCAATATAACCAGCACTTGCATAAGCGTCAGCAGTAGCATCATCTCCAAATGCCCATGCAATTCTTTGTTCTATATTAGCTGTTGCATTTCCATGTTCCCAAACAAAAGCAGCTACATTATGATTTCCGCTTTCTGTAGATTTGATAGTAAAAAGACCATCATAAGAAGCTATATTTCCTTCAGTTAAAGGAGTTTTAATAGCAACTTGTTCTGAACTGTTTATAAATAATGCACCCTCAGTTCCGACTGTACTTCCATTTCCTAAAACTAGCGTATCAGCAGAATCATCTAAACCTATGTAAAAATCTTGTGCATTGCCATCAAATACTAATGATGTATCTGTAGCAGCACCATCACCCAATGTAACTGTATCATCAGTTATGGTAAGAATAGAATTTGTACCAACTGTTGAGCCTTCCCCAATGACTAGCTTATCTGCTGAATCATCTAAAGCAATATAAAAATCTTTTGCATTACCATCAAAAACTAAAGCAGTATCTTCCTCGCCTCCGTCTCCAATAGTTAAAGTTGGAGTTGTGCCTTGAATAATAATATCGCCACCAAAAGTTACAGCTCCCATAGAAACTGCTGTTCCAGATGCACTAAATATTGCGTCAACCGTATCTAGGTTGGTGTTTATCTTGCCTCCCCAGGTATCAGTTGAAGCGCCGACCTCTGGTTTAGTAAGATTTAAATTGGTTGTTACTGTATCTGCCATAATTACCTATTTGATATTTGTTCAATCCAAGTTGTACTTGGGTTCGACTGTTCAGACCATGTTCCTGTTGACGTTAATTCAGTCCAAACGCCAACGGTCTCTGTTTCGTCCTCCCATTTTAAACGACCACTAACAGAAAAGGAAGATAAACTAGATAAAGCTGATTCAGCATTAAATCTAGTATTTAAGTCAGATCCTACGCTTACGCTTGCAGAAATAGATGAAGCGCCTGTTGTTATCTGTGTTCCTGCTGGTGATACAGACGCAGCTACGCTGATATTAGCTTCACCTACGTCTATCTGTGTTCCTGTTGGCGACAATGAAGCGCTTACTGATATTGCACTTTCTCCGAGATCTATTTGCGTCCCTGCAGCAGCAAGAGAAGCCGTTCCTGATATGGAACTTGCTCCTGTAAGAATTAATATGCCTGCTTGGGACGTTGAAGAACTTGCGCTAATACTTGCTGCGCCTAAGTCTATTTGTGTGCCAGATGAAGATAACGAAGCTGCTGCCGAAATATTTGCTGCACCAACGTCTATTTGTGCGCCAACAGCGCTTATAGAAGCTAATGCAGATATAGATGCTTCGCCTTGTTCATACTGTAAATCACCGTAATTTGATTTACCGTAACCACCATACCCATAACCTTGTTGGGCCATAGTATTAGTCTAGTGATATAGTTACTGAACTTGCGTTAAATCTAAATACGTCTCCGCTTGATACTGTTTTATTAGCAGTTAAGTTTCCGTATGCTAATAAATTGCCAGAACTAGAAGCGTCAAATAAACCTATAGCAACTACTGTTCCGTAATCTCCTGTTGCAGTAGGATATTCAACTGATCCGCTATTAGCTATAGAACCACTTGAGGCAGTTCCAAAAGCCATAGATTGTCTTGCGTAAGATCCGCCAGAAACTTCTGTTCCACCACCTGTATCAGATGGCGCTACAGTAAATAAAGCAGCGTAAATAGTTCCAGGTGCCGAGTAAGCTGAACCACCAAAAACGTGGTCCAAAACTTCTAATTCTAAATAGTTTGAAAATGACATAATAAAATCCTAATTATTTGAAAAGTAGTATAAGTTTTTTTTCGGTTTTCCGTAAGTCCTTCTTCTTTGAATTAAGGAATTTTTTCCGAACTGTGCTTTTTCCTGAGCTATACGCATTTCTTCTAACGCCCTTTCAAATTGTGTAGTAAACAAAGCAACTCTTTCATCTTCCATCAAAAAGATAGAAGCATGTTTTAAAGCGCCATATAAATAAACGTCAGGATGATTATTAGATATAAAATTACTTGTATTGGAATCACTAAGAGCTGTAATTTTTTCATAATAAGTTAATTGTAAAGTGTATGATGTATCAGGAGTTGGCGCTAATTCAAGAGCGTCATCCATAACCGCATAATAAATAGGCTGTCCAGAAACATTGTTATTAGCTGTTCTGTAAACATCTAATGACTCTAATGATTGTTGAAATAAAGGTCTAAAATCATTTGAAGTAATCTCAACATTAATAATTTCTAACCAATCAGTTGGTAAAGTTAAATATTGACTTTCTGCTGTTGCGTTAGCTCTTTTAATCATTTCTTTAACGCGCAACTTTCTATTTAACTCAGCTTCGGTTTGGTCAATAAAAATATCTATTTCAGATGTTAAATCTGATCTATTTAAAAAACTTGCTATGTTTGTTTTTAATTCTGAGTACGTCATATTTTGCCTTTCCAAACTCTAAACATTTTATTATCTGGATCATTTAACCATTTTTTAAGATGCTTCTTATCTTTAGCAGATCCTTCTCGTAACATCTGTTGATATATTACCATAGGTATCTCGGCTACATGCCTAAATTCTTTGCCAGGTTGCAATTCACTATAGTTTTTAACTGCGTCTATAACAGGTTTAACGTCTTGTGTGGTGTGATATATGTGTTTGTTGTCCTCAGTAACAAATTCGTTTTTGAGGCCTGTGGTGTGATCTATGATTGTCCGTATTGCCATGTAAAAAAAGGGAGGGGATAACCCCTCCCTCTTTTAGTTATTAACCAGCGTCAGAATCAGATACTTTGACGTCTGCCACGATACCGTGTGCAGCTTCGTTTCTCATCTCTAGGCCATACTCAACTAAAATCATTTTAGTTTCAGCATCACCAACTGTTGCAATATCAATAGTTTCAAAATCTCTAAGATATGCTACAGCCGCGTATTCTGGATCTAACAAGTGAACAGCTTGTTCTCTACTTCTGTTTGAAGGAACTACTTGTAGTTCACCAAAGTCTCCAGAGTAGATAGAAACAGAAGCCTCGATAGTGTTAGCGTCGACAAATTGTCTAGCTTGAGACCTGCCTGTAAAACCAGATATAACTGATTTATTGTAAGGTCCAACCATCAATAAAGAAGGCTCTGCACCACTAGCGAAACATTGTTGTTGAACATCTTTAACCATAGCTTCGGTTAAATCTCTTCTAGTTCCGTTAGTTCTAGCTGCTGAGTCAGATCCGTTTGCGCCATCACTAGCTTTGTTTACGTTGGTAGCGTACCAAGTTTCCAAAGATCTAGTTTGTCTCGCAGTAGAGACATTACCAGCATTTTTGGCAATGTTCTGAGTAAGCGCTTCTTCCATATCTCTTTTCAGAGCTTTAGCCATAATAGCTAGTTGGTGCGCCATCTCAGAGTTTTTACCAGCCGTGTCAGTAGCCTCTTGAGATCCTGTTACTGTAGCGTCTCTACTTGAGATCATCGCTACGTTGGTTGCCCTAGTTGTATTAGTAGACGTAGATTTACTTAACTCAAATCCTTCAAGTTGACCTGTTGAAGATGGAGTTGGTAATACTTCTGTCTGCCAATCAAATTGGACGTTTGAAATATTTCTTTTTCCGATAGATGAAAGAAAAGGTGTTTGAGTAGGAGAAATATTATAAATAATATCTGCTAAATCTTCTCTATTACCAATAGCTTCATATGTATCGAAAGCATTTGTAACTTGTGCCATTTTTTACCTCTTATTTGTTTAGCATTTGTTCAAAAACTTTAGCCGCATCTGTTGTTTTTCCAGATTTGGCCAACCTTTGACGTAATTTTTTCTCTGGTGCTACCGTTTTTTTTCTAGTTGATGCGCCTGGTTTACCTGCTCTAACTGAGGCTTTTTGTGTAGGCTTTTTCTTAGCTGCGGATGCTGTCTGGCTTTGAAGCCAAGCATTTCGCAAACCAAGTAAAGCTCTATAGTCATAGACTTGATCCATTTCTTGAGGACTAAATCCTAAAGTTTCTATCGCGTAATTCCTAATTTCAGATTTCTCTTTGTTAGCAATCTTTTCGTCAGACCACTCAGGTACAATTTCTAAAAGTTTTTGCTGCCCAAATTCAACCATTTGTTGAACTTGTTCTTGCTGTTTAACTGCGGCTTCTTGTTGAAGTCTTTGTTGTTCAGCTTGAACTGCTTGGAGCTTTTCCTTTTTTTGATCCCATACCTGCTTTTCTCTAACGTAAGCGATTGGATCTTCTTCGCTCAGTTTCGCCCAATCAGGCTCATTCTCTATATCGCCCATAATTTGGGCTTCCATTTTTGGCAGCAGTTGAGAATAAACTGCATCTCTTTGAGCTAACTCTGCTTGCTGTTGTTCAAGAGTTTTTCTCTCGTGTGACAGTTCTTGAGTTTTTCTCGTATAGTCTTGTTGTCTCGAATAGCCGCGTTGCAGTTCTTCAAGCGTTACCTCTTGTTCTGCACCATCTACTTTGACCGTGTAAACTTGAGGTTGCTCTACCTCTTCAACTTCGCTTTGTTCTTCAAACTCTTCTTCTGGTAAATCTTCTTGATCTACCTCCTCCAATTCGTCAATCTCTTCGGCTTCATCAGCTTCTTCAATCAACTCATCTTCTATAATTTCTTCTGCTTCTTCTACTTGCTCCTCTTCTGGAGATAGAAAACTTTCAAAAGACGCAACTGATTTTTGATAATCAGTTTGTAATGCAATCGGTTTTTCCGTTGTTGCCATATAAAACTCCTGTGGTTTTAAGCAATTTTAAACCAAAAAGTAGAAATGTGTAAGTTATTTAAGTTTATTTACTTGATGTTTTGTAATCTTGCCTTTTTCAACAATGATGCGTAAATGCCTTTCTATCTCTGGCAATAACAATATAGATCTGTGTAAATCTTCTCTTGTTTTAACGTCGTCAATATCTTTACTGTTTAACCAGTAAGCAATGTATTCTGCTTTGAGAGATTCAAGAGCTTTTTTAAAAACCTCACTCTCTAATATTTTCTCCGCTTCCAATCCGTCTAGGATTGCTCTTTGTTTTTCTGACATAAATTATGCAATTTCTCCAGGACCTAACAACGCTCTAATTCTTTCCATTTCTTCTCTTGACATAGCGCCAGCGCCTATTGGTGCAATTGAAGGTTTAAGGTTAATCTCTGGAGTTGGTCTTATAGGAATCATTGGTTTTGGCGCAGGCATAGGTGCTTGCGGTGTAAGTTGTTGACCCATAGGTTGCATCGGTGAGAATGACATGCCAGGTTGTACTATCTGACTAAAAGGCATACCGCCTGCAATGCTTCTTGCGTAATCAAAAGCAGAAGTGTCCATTGGGCCACCCAGTAAACCGCCGCCCATAGAAGGAGCTGGTCCTGACAACATTCCTGCTGGCGCTTTCGGTGCTGCCATAGCTGTTAACGCTTGTGGAATTGTGTTTGCTAATACTGGTCCAACACCAGGTACAAAAGATAAACCAATAGAAGCTAACGCTCCTAACTCTGGATTATCTCTAAAACTACCAAATATCCCTTCTCCGCTAGGGTCTATACCTAAAATGTCGTCTGCTATTTGTCCTAAACTCATGCTTGTAATATTTTATCTAATTTTTCTTCTAAACGATCAAAGCGATCCAACAGTCTTTCAAAATCTTCTTTCATTTCATTTTTTGTGACATATTTTGTCGGTATCTCTTCTCTAGTTTTATTTAAAAGAATATCTATTCTTTTAATTTCGCCTGTATTAGCTCTAATATTATATAGAAGCGGCGCAAAAATCAAAGTAATCAAGACGTTCCAAAAAAACATAGGATCAGCTTCCATTAGTAACTCCATACGGTTGGTCTTTGTTTGCCGTGTGTTTCATCTGCAATATCTAAATGTATAAATCTTCCTTGACCTTTTTGGTTTACGCCTATACCTGTAAATCCATGCTTAGGCGCTGTTGAAATAATTTTATACGCTTGTTCTCCGTAAGACAAAATATCTACTGCTAGGCCCATTGCGTGTGTGCCAACTTTACTTTTATTTATTTCATTTGGATGTTCTGGGCATCTGTAACCAGAAGTTATGACAAATGGAAAAGCTAGTTCTGTTCGTAAGCTTTGTAATCTATCTACTAGGTTATGACTTATTAAATTTTTACCGCAATGTCTACAAGCAAATTCGTCTAAGTGAAAATTTTCCCAAGTCATTATTGATTTCTTCTATCTTGTTGCTGTTTTATTAATTTTTTTTTAAGTTAAGATCAACTTTTTGTACTGTTGGTTTCATTTTTAATTACCCTTTGTTACTTTTTGTATTTTTTCTACTGACCTTAAACCAGCCATTCCGAGCATAGCCATCAATATTGTAGATAGCTGAGTAAAGTCAAACTCAGGTAACGCAACTTGAATACCTGCTATACCTACAGCAAATTGAATCATAGGTGCAAGAATAAAGTGATATAACATGGCTA